CTTGCGGCGGCTGTTCTGGGGCGGGTTGAATCGGTGGTGGTGGTTGCATGCCTAGCAGCAGCTGCCGGGCCTGCAATTGCTGTTGAAGTTCGATGTTCTCCAGCTGCTGCCCCTCGGCCTGAGCGCCGTAGAGCGCGGCCTGTGCCGAACCCTTCTCGGCGTCAGCCACGTCCTTGGGATTTGGCTGTGGCGGCGCCGGCGGCTGATCGTTGTCGCCGGCAGGCAGTAGGTTCTGGGCGACCAGCAGTGCACGGTAGGCGTCCAGCACCTCTTGCATGCCGGGGGTGTCCATAGCCTTCAGGGCGCCGTAGCGAGCCAGCATGGCGTCGGGGCCATTGCCCTGTGCCAGCTGCATCATCGCGTCCAGCGTCTCCATGCGCTGGGTCGTGTAGCTCGGCCCAGTGGTAATGGTCACGTCATACTTGCCCTGGCGAAGGTCGTGCAGCGTCACCCAATTCTGCTCGACCTCATCCCACACCGGCTTGTTGATCGACAGGAACTCTTCGGCCCCGTCCTCGCCCAAGATGCGGATCTGTCGCTCACTGTCGTAGATGTGGGGGCTCAGGTCGTTGACGATGATCCCGGTGTAGAGGATTGCCCGGGTGATGTTGTCCTGGTAGTCGTAGTTGGCGACATCGCCCTCACGCTGCCGGGCCAGGATCGCCTTACCGCTCGTCTCGTTGCTGCGCGCGCCCAGACCTGCGTCGAAGATGCCGGTAGTGGCCTTGAGGTCATCCGAGGACAACTGCAGCGCGGCCATGTAGCCCGGCGACATCTGCGGCGGCGGCTCACGCTGCGGCTTGAGGCCTGGCGCAGCAGGGTCAACGTTGTACGGGAGGCCGGGCGCGTTATCTACAGCCAGATCGCGCCACTCACGCTCGAAGCCGGCAATCTGCTTCGGTGTGTACATGTACGGCGAATTCGGCTGATTCGCGATGACCTCCGCGAAGTTGGACCGCTCGAAGTTGTATAGCACCTGGGCGTCGCGGGACATCCGAGCCATGCCGTACCATTCGTCCCGGCCATCCACATGGACGATATCGCCCCACACCGGAACCAGCGGGATGTACTTGCCGGGCCAGTCAAATGGGCCCTCAAGCGTCTCCTCGCCGCTGACGATCTCCATGGTGATCTTGTGCGTATCCACCGAGCGGCGGTCTTTCACAAGGATGGGCTCAGCCATCGGCTGGCCCATCCCATCCATTGTGGGGTTGGCCGCGGCCTCCTCATCGAACTCGCTGGCCTCTACCACGCGGCCATCGGACAGCAACAGGATCTCCTTGGTAACTGGAACCTTCTGCCAGTACTCGGCGAACCGGATGGACTTGTCCTGATACCAGCTGCGACAGTCGCTGGTCATGGCCGAGTCAAAAGACACGATTTCTGCCTTGGGCCAGCGGGCTTTGAACTCGGCACGTGGTAGCGAATCCTCCACGAAGGCGAATCGGGCGTCAGATCGGTCCAGCTTGGTGGCCGAAGGATCGAAGCGCACCGCGAACGGGTTGTGCACCCGCTCAATGATGATCTCCTGGTCGAAGGTGTCGTCTGCGGTGTAGCCGGTCTTCACGCGCCACACGCCGAACCCGCAGCTGACCGCGTAGAGGCCACCCCAGTCGTATGCCTCGTCTGCCCGCGACTGTGCCTCAATGTTGCGGATCAAGCCCTGGCGGATCTCGGCCAGCTTGACGTCGCCATCCTCGCTGGCGCGGATCTTGATCGACGGGGTGTTCATGCGCATGTCGTTGATGACCTGCTTCACGGACACGCGCAGCTTGTTGAACTCGTACTTGGGGCGAGTTCCGCGCAGGCGCCCGAAGTTGCTGTCCCACTGGCTGCCGGCCACCCAAATGAAGCGGAAGTCGTCCAGCGCCCTCATGCGCAGCGAGGATTCGGCCGATTCGCAGTCAGCAAAGCGCGACCGCATCTGCTTGTACTTGTCTTCCGCCGTCTTCGGGGCTTTCAAGTCGTCATCGGCCTGCATTTACCATCCGCTCCTGAAGTTGATTGCCTTCGGCACCGACACGGGGACCGGTTCAGCAAAGGTCAGCGCCACCGAGTCCCACTCGTCAGGGCTGGGCACGCCGCGCGCACGCATGGCCTCCTTGCTTTCCAGCAGGACGCGAGAGTTGCTGTCGTATTTGTAGCCAGGACCGCAAGCGTCACCCTGGAGGGAATCCTGGTCGGGGATATCTGCCCCGCCCTCCTGGGCCAGCCAGTCGCGTGAGGCCATCCATATCTCGGCGCGCCGATTCACTGGGCCGCCGCCGATCTCCTTGCCGTCCTCGCCGATCTTTGGCGGCTCCAATGGAGCGCTGCCGAAGTTGACCGGCTTGACGATCTCGTCGTAGCCCATCTCGACCAGACGGTCATAGATGCCAACGCCCAGGCCACCCACGTCTATGAAGACGCGAGCCGGGCTCTCGGTGTCGATCACCTGCTTGATCCAGCCGGCGCCCTCCATGGTGGTCAGCTTGTTGCGGCGCTCCACCTTGGTGACCTTGCGGCCGCGGCGGCGGGCGAGCGCCGATCCGTCATCGCCGAAGCGGGCCGGATCGAACCCCATTACCAGCGGTCCGGACTCTTCACAGACGTTCTTGCGCGCCCGGGCTACCAGCTCAGGCTTGATGAAGCTGTCGTGGCCCGACATCTGGAACGCCTCAGCCGCGGTGGCCGGGTATTCCTGCTTGAACAGAGCTGGGTCTTTCAGCTCGCTGATCTTGTTGCGACGCCAAGCCATCTGGCCGTTGTCCAGGCCATACAGCTCAGCATAGGCGCGCTCTTCTTCGGCCAGGTCGAATCCGGCCGGCACATCGCGGCGGTACTCCTCCTGCCAGAACCAGGGGACGAAGATCGCGATGAAATCGCCTTCACCCCGCTCCGCGGCCAGCCAGTTCTGGTGGTAAAAGTTGCCGATGCCGTTGGCAGTCGATTCCAGGATGACCTCGGTGCCATCCTCATTCGGAACTGCCTGCAGCACGCCAGCCGCGTGAGTCTCGGCGTTCTTCCAGAAGGCAACCTCAGACCCATGGAACAGCTGGACGGTGCTGGACCGCCCTACCCCCTTCGTCCCTGCCGTGCCGACCTTGTAGCCACTGTCCAGAACATCGAACAGCAACTCCTTGGCGTTGGCAGCGCCCGTACTAGGTCTGACGAACTCCGGGCAGTTCTCGTGATACCTGTTCACCATCTCGAACAGGTTCTGCGTCGCAGCATCCTCGTGGGTCAGGATGAAGGTGCGCACGCCCTTGCGCCACGACGAAGCGTGGTAGTACCTGGCCGAAACGTAGGTCGAACAGCCCTGTTGCCGCCCCTTTAAAATCAGGGCGCGGACCTTGCCAGTCCGGCGCTTCTGATCTTCCAAACGCTCATGGATGTACTGCTGCGCCCGGTTGAACCTCAGCGCCTGGACGCTGCCTGACTTGCTGCGGATCAACATGCAGTTCTTGGAATAGAACTCCAAGTCATCCCGCAGCCTCTTGCGGGCGGCCAGCTCCTCAGTCTTCAAGCGAGGCCAGCCACTGCTCGTGCGTCAGAGTGATGTTGGTCACGGTGCTGTCCATGCGGTCGCCGTACTTCTTGGGCTTCAGCTTGGACGCAACCCACTTTCGGGCGTCAATGCGCAGGCGATTGCGGGCGACGGCTGTAGCGTCAAAGACAACTACCGCTTCATCCTCACCGGCCATGACGATCTTGGTTTCCCGTTCGTCGGAGATTGCCACCATTTCGTCGGCGAATGACTCCGCTTGCTCTTCGCGTGCGCGCGCATATTGGTCTTGGAACTCTTTGTGCTTGCCCAACCAACGGAACACAGTCGCCTTGCTGGGCATCAACTCATCCGCGCAGATCGAGCGCAGGGACTCGCCGTCAGCCAGCCTCTCGCAGATCAGGTCAGCGACCTTCTCGTTGTAGTCTGTCGGGCGGCCCATCAGGTCGGTCCCACTACTGGAGGCACCGCCACCAGCTTGCGCGGGCCAGTCACCCAGCCTTGGTTCTCGAAGTACGGCGCAGGCATCACGCGAACGATGTGCCACGCCGAATAGACGTCGCCGTTGTCCAGCTCCACATCCACGCGGATCCTTGCTCGCCCGCTGTACTGGGCGGTGATGCGCACCTCCACAGTGGTGCCGACGATCTCCGGCAGCGACATGGCGGCGGTGATCGTCTCCCAGCTCTGCCAGGTTGCCCGGGCGATGGTGCGCCCCTTGGCGATGACGCCATTGAAATCGGTCACCAGCTGGCGGGACTCGCTGGCCATCAGGCTTGCCCGGAAGATCCGATCCCGTTGGTAGCCCGAAACGATGTTCCGGGTGGCACGGCCCATATCACTCACGATCAGCCCTCACTTGGGCCTGGAGGCCGCGGACTTGGGCGTCGCACTCGGCGACGGCGCGAACAATTCGGCCCGCACTCTGGCCTCGGTCGTCGGCTCCAGCATCAGGCTGGGCGATACCGGCGCCAAGATCGGACACTCGGCCGGCCTCACAACCTTGCCAGCGCTGCTGCAACTGGAGATTGCCAGCGCGCAGCCCAGCGGCCACAGCAGACCCTTTGCGCTCCGCATCTTGCTTCTCCTGTTCGTATTGGGCGGCGACCTGTTCGGCTCGTGCCACCCGCTTGCGCTCAACGGCCGTTATGGCCTTGGCGTTGTCTCGCTCGTACTCGGCCGACTGCTTGGCCGTAATGGCGCTGTCCCGCTCCATCTCTGCCTTGGCCACGGAGCCGCGCTGCCAGATGGCCAGCAGCCCCAAGGCCAGGATCACGGCGATGAGAGTGCGGGACAGGATGTTCATGCAGCCCGCCACTCATCATTGAACTTCTCGATGGCGTCCTCAGCTTCACTCACAGAGATGAAGCTGGGGACAGCAGCCCACACAGCTTGGGCAAACTCAACTGGCGTCCCATGGGCTTCGGCGATCTTCTTCTGTCCTTCAGTCATCACGGAACTCCTAAAGGAATTGCAGCTGCCCATGCGAGCTTGCAGAGAAGATGAAGCGCCTGATCCTGATTGAAGCTGAGTCGCCCCATACACTTCGCATCATCGATCAGGCTATGCGCGATAAACTCCGCCACGCCAAGGGAAACACTCCCGGTAATGAATCCAACCCCGCCAGCGTGGATCAAGGCGTGCGCGCCAAGAGCCTGGAACCACGGAACGCCCGGGATAGACGCGGCGCGACTCTTGGCCTTAGCGAGGAAGTCACCTTGCAATGGATAGTCAGCTATGGCATGCCAGACCGCCATCGCAAGAAATGTCGAGATGAACGCGCTCATCTCAGCCCTGCGTCTTCCGCTGGCTGATGAACTTAGCGACCAAGCCCACCCCCGCGAACACACGGATGAAGGTGGTGATTGCGCCAGGCATGGCCTCGTCGGCGAGCATGCCCAGCGCCGCGGCACCGGCATATAGACCATCCGGGCTGGCGAGCAGAACGCCCCACAGCCAGGTGGTCCAGTGCTTCAGCGTTTCCTTGACCGGCGCCATGCCCTGCGGCAGAAGGCTGACCTTCTTGGGGCGGGTCGGCGGCGGGGTGATGATGGGAGTGGGGCTGCTCATTTGGGTTCGCGCTCCTTCTGGCGCTGAAGCTCTTTGTCGATCTCTTCGGCGAAGCGCGGGGCCAGCATGTAGACCGCCTTCTGGTAGGCCTCGGCCTGCCGGGATGCGGAATCCACCGTGGTGGCCACATGGGAGATCCAGACGGCGCCAGC